GCAAAAGCAGAGCAGAAATGAGTTACATTGAAGCACGAGAACAGTTTGATAGGCGAGTATTAGAAACAGACGAATACTACAACGGCATCATCAATGTAAGAGTTGGTGGTTCAAACAAACTACGCCAGGCACTACTAGAACACAAATAGGCTATATAACGAGCTCTGAAAAAAATCCAAGATCCAGCCGAGGTAATGCTCGTAGCCGGTGGTGTGGTATGCTCGCGTGAAGAAACATACGATAGGTTTTAAAGGATTGTGGCTCTGAGAAAAAGCAACCACAGGGTAAGTGTTTTCGCTTGTTAGGGAATAACTGCCTTCCGTTGATATGACGAAGCTAGAGTAGGGGGATACAGGTCAACCGCCTCCGACAATGTAAATTGAATCTCTTTTAACAAGATGGCTGAAGCGACTCGAATAATGCTCAAAAGCTACCTTCGCCCGGCAACGGGCGAATTATGACTTCACAATCTGAATAATACTAAAAGCATATGCTTTGCATATGCCTTATTAATATTGTTATCAAGAACAAATAGTTCGTGTTGAGTGTAACGAAAACACAGTTGAACGTAGTTCAACTTTTAATAACTAAATACATTATACAGCTGGAACACTTGTGAATGAAATTATCTGACTTAATCTTTGAAACGCAAATATTATTGGAAGAAGAAACATTTGTAGTAAGAAAAACACCTAATGGAAAGAAATGGGGTGTTTACAATACTACATCTGGTACTAGTGTATATGTGAGCAGTCATAAATCAGAAGGTGCTGCTGAAAGAGCAGCTGAAAAATTAAGAAATCCAACTCCGCCTAAGCCTAAAGATACCAACACTACAAAAAAAAGCGAAACAAAATCTAAAACCAAAGCACCTGCTACTCCAGATACAAAAAATATAAAATTTAAGTCTGGTTTATCAATGGTAGGTGATAAGTTTTACTATTATTTGCCTGATGAAAAAAATGCTGTAATACTTAAAACCAAGAAAGATGCAAAAATATTTCAAGCACTTGTTGATGAATTAGTAGATGAAGGAAAAACACCTGCTCAAATTACAAAATTAACCAATGCAACTAATATTAGTAATACACTAGCTGCAAAAGATTTATCTCTAGACAAAATTCCATCAAGAGTTGAAATAAAAACTAGATCGTTTACAGGTAAAACTATACAAGAATTTAAAAACTTTTTTGAAAAAGGCAATGCTACTAATACAAAGATTGCAAACTTTGTTAATAAAAGCAAGATTATGAGATTTTTTATAGGAGCGATACAAAAACTTGGACCGTTGTCGGCTCCGTTTGGATTATTCTTTGGTGCAATGATGGCTATTGGAGAAATTGAAGCTGAAATTGCAAGTGGACAAGGTAATGAGAAAGAACTTAATACAGAAGCTGATATAATTCGTGGACAATTATTAATTTTATTGGTTGCAGGTATTATTCCTTATTTAAGAGTTGCACGATATGTATCAATTATTCTAAACATACTAAAAACTGCAATACGATTAGGCGCAGTTACAGTAGCAGGAACAGCAACAGTTGTAACTGGAGGAGCAGCAGCACCCGTAGCAGGAGCAGGCATTGGCTTAACTTTTATAATCACTGAAGCAATATCTTGGGCAGCAATTTTAGTATTGTCAATGCCTCAAACACATAGAGCTATAGCTCAAGTGATAGCAGGCACTGTGTTAGGTGAATATCTTGGTAACGTAGGTGCATTTGTAAACGATGTATTGGGAGATTTAGATCAGCAGTTTGATGGAAAGTTTGGCACAGGATTTTTGAAAGATGCACTCACCACTGAAAAGAAAACTATCGGCGGTGTATCTGGAGAGTATTATGGAAACAGTGAATGGGCAAAAAATGTTTTTGGTGCATTGTTGTTTCCGGAAGGTGAAGACACTAGACTGGTTCCGTATATCAGTGAACAAAAAAGAGAAGATTTATTAAAAGCTGCTCTAAGTATAGAAGATGTTCCCGAAATGCCAAATTCACAAGAACCTGAGCCAAGTGTGAACAGTGGCGCCCCGGGATTTAGACCAGGACAATAATTAAAGCAGTGGTAATTTACTGTTTTTAGTATTTTCTATATTATCCTTTATGATTTTACTCATAATTTCATGATCTTCTAAATCTGTATCATAAAGTAGTTGCTCAATGGTTACGCCACCACGCATATACCAAGACAAACGATAACAACCTTCTTTGATACTTTTAATTTCATTTTCCATTTCATCGGCTAGCGAAATAATCGCTGTATCATCTAACTTCGCTAGCCTGTAACGAAAAAATCCGATGTATCTAAACTTACTCTAAGTTTGTCTTTGTGATTGCATTTATCGCATTCAATGTCTTCTGTTGGTAAACTCCAGTTTGTAATGTTGCTTTCGATAACACTTTTTACATGATGAAAAAACTTTACGTCTTGACCAGATGCTAAAAAGTTTACAATTTCTTGAGGATCTGTTTCAATTTCACCGTCAACTTCTATGCTCTTGACTTGATTAATAATACTCATAATTGTCAATTCATTTATTTGTGCAATAATACTTTCAATAGCTTCTTCTTTTTTTGCTTCATCTTCAATCAAAGGAATTTGTAAGTTTAATGCCCTTTGAAAACTAGTTTGTTTCTTTTGTACTTCTGTCCATTGTCTATAAGTCAAAGGTTGCAGTTTTACAATAAAATTTTCATATTCAACAGTATCATTATAGGTTTTTGTAACATAATAATCTAAATATTTTTGCAAATCAATTTCATATGCATTATCTTCACTGCATTTTTTACAAACAGTGTTTACAGTCATTTGTTGTCCATATGTAGCTATTCTTATAGCAATCAAAATGCTATCAATATCAACTGTCCTAATATTCCAAGGATCAAGAATACTAGGAATACAACTTTTCATGTTATTAGCAGTGGCTTCGCCATTGACTAACGCATCAGGTGTTTTAAAAGCTATTTCATCATTGGCTGTCATACTAAAAACTGCCAAAGACGTTGATGTACCATCTGCAATTATATTTTCATTGTACCATTTTCCATTACTAGGTAAATCAATGTACAACTTAGGTTGTCGCTGAAATTTCTGCAAAGGACTTTTTTTGTTTTCCATGAGGTTTTCCTATTAGGTAAATACTATAGCATATTTATTTAATCATTAAGTAGGAGTTTTATTTTTGGCAGAAGAAAGTAGAGCAGCAAGTTTATTCGGCTCAAGTCTAGATACATTAACCAAAGCCTTAGGTGGAACCGCAAAAACCGCTATAGGTTTAGGTGGAGCCCTACTTACTGGACAACAACAACTTAGTGCATACAGTGGTGCATTAGCAGAAAACACTGATGCTTTTGGCAAACTAGGCGGAGCACTTGGTAAAGTTGTAAATGGTTTAACACAATTTGCTGAAGCAAGCCTAGCAGAATATCAAGCTCTCACAGGCATCGGTGCTACGTTTGGCAAAGAAATAAAAGATATCAAAGTAGCTGCTGCTGAATTAGGAATGACAGTTGAAGATATGACTGGCTTCCTAAGAGAAAATGCAAAAGGTTTAAGAGCATTTGGTGGTACTACTGACGAAGCTATGGCACGTTTCAAAGCTCTAAGTAACACTGTATTAGACAGTGCTGAACTTGGAATGGAACTACGTAGATTAGGATACACTACTAAAGATATCAACGAAGGACTTGCTTTGTTTGGCGAAATTACACGAGCCAATGCTAACGAAGAAAGACAAACATTAGCACAGCAAGCAGTCAGTGCAAAAGCTCTAATGGTAGAATTAGATGGATTATCTAAATTAACTGGAAAACAAAGACAAGAACTTGCTGATGAAATGAGAGCAAGAAGACGTCAAGGTGATATTAATGCATTCTTAATGGGCAAGAACGCTGATGAACAAGCTGCATTTACTGCACAACTTACAGAACTACAAGCAAAACTAGGACAAGATGCTGCTGATGCATTTGTTGATATTGCATTAAGAGGTGCTCCTACCACAGAAGGTGCTCGCAATGCTATGCTCGCTATGGGAGACGGCGCTGATGAATTATACAATGCGGCTGCTCAATTCAACAGAGGCGATATTACAGCATTCCAAGACAGTTTACGCACTGCAACTGGATTAGCAGTAGACTTTCAAGACACTGAAGAATTTAGGAACACTGCTATTTTAGGAAGTGTGACTGGTGTTTCTGATGCTTTTGCTAAAGCCAGTGGCGCAGCAATCGATTACAAAAATTCAATTGATGCTACTAAAGACGACACAATGACTGCTCAACAAGCAGAAAAAGAAATACGTGCTCAAATTCAAGAACAACAACTTACTCAAATGGAGCAAGTAACTGGTGTGTTTGATGAAACAATGAAAGTGCAAGAAAATCTGCGTAAATTAACATCGCAGGTTATGGAAGAAACTATTCCACACATTGAAAATGTTGCTATTGCAGGTTTGGAAAAAATGCAAGCTGCAATGCCTTCTGCTAAAGAAATTGCAGATGGTATTACTACTGGTGTGAATAATTTATTTAATGCAGCTGATCGCACTGATGCACTTGCAGAAGCACAAACTGAAACTACTCGTAGTATAGACCAACTAGGTCCAAAAGTGGAAAGTGGAATACGAGAAAGTGCTGAAGAAACACAAGAAAAAACAGAAGAAGAATTAAAAAAATCAACAGAAAAAACTGTTAGCTCTATATCAACAGCAGAAGACAGATTAGCTAAAGCAAATGCTAAGGTAGCAGAACTTACAAGTCAAGGCTTTGACGACATGGATCCTCCAATGCGAGCAGCAAAAGAAGCAGCAGAAAAAGCTGCTTTAGCAGTTGAAAGATTAGCCGAAGCTCAAGAATTTACTATGACCAAAATTGATGCGTACAATAGAGCAAGAGCAGGCATGGGTACATTCAGTGGTGGATTTGCAGATGGTGGTAATATTCCTGCTGGAGGTTTTGGAATGGTAGGAGAAGCAGGTCCAGAATTTGTCACAGGTCCTGCAAATATAATGAGTGCAAAAAATAGTATGGGTGCAATGCAAACACTTATGAAAAGCATAAGAACATTAGATACAAATGTTCAAGAAGTAAGTTCTAATATGGAAAATAACATAAGTACTAGTAGCGAACCTAATATGTATAATATGGAAAGCAATAAAAAATTAGACACAATGATTAGTCTTTTAGGTCAACTAATACAAGTTGAAAACATGGCAGTCGGAACACAACGACAAACAATGAAAGCCACTAAAGGATTAACTGGGAATATGTTGAGAGGTGTATAAATGAGTTGGAAGAAATATTTTACTCCAGTTCCAACTGCGGATAATAGAAATGGTGGATATTCACCATTTAGTTTAAAAGGTAACAACGGCGTTGGCCCTGCTGCTGCTAACTATTCCTCACACCTTCCAGACGTATATGTTGGATCACCTAATCGTATTGAACGTTACAATCAATACAACACAATGGACAGTGATTCAGAAGTTAATGCTGCACTAGATATACTTGCAGAATTTTGCACACAAAAAAATAAATCAAACGATACACATTTTAAATTAGATTTTAAAGGCAATCCTACTAACAGTGAAATACAGGTTATTGGACAATATTTGCAGCAGTGGTGCAAACTAAACAAGTTTGAAACACGTATGTTTAGAACTATCCGCAATGCATTCAAATATGGCGATCAATTCTTTATCCGTGATCCAGAAACACAAAAATTGTTCCATGTAGATCCTAGCCAAGTTACAAAAATTATTGTAAACGAAAGCGAAGGCAAAAAGCCTGAGCAATATGTTGTTAAAAATCTAAACTTTGCATTTGAAGCATTAGAAGCAACACCGCTTAACACACAAAACAGTTACGGTCCAGGTGGCACCAACGGTTATCAGCAAGTTAAACAACAAGGTATGACTGGTGGCAATCATACACCAAGTGGTAACACCAGTAGATTTGCACAAGAACACGACGAAACTTATGTAGATGCTAATCACGTATTGCATTTGAGCATGAGTGAAGGACTTGATCAAAACTATCCATTTGGTAACAGCCTACTAGAAAGTATTTTTAAAGTATACAAGCAAAAAGAATTATTAGAAGATGCGATTATTATCTATCGTGTCCAACGTGCGCCAGAGCGCAGAGTATTCTACGTTGATGTGGGCAATATGCCTTCACACCTTGCTATGCAGTTTGTGGAGCGTGTAAAAACGGAAATACATCAAAGACGAATCCCATCCAAGACAGGTGGTGGCACAAATGTTATAGACAGTTCATATAATCCACTGTCAATCAACGAAGATTACTTCTTTCCACAAACTGCTGAAGGGCGTGGATCAAAAGTTGAGACTCTACCAGGCGGTACTAACCTAGGAGAGATTGATGACCTTAGATACTTTACTAATAAGTTGGTACGCGGCTTACGTATCCCAAGTTCGTACTTACCAACTGGAGCAGATGACGGCGCTTCACAGTATAATGATGGACGTGTGGGTACTGCCTATATACAAGAACTACGCTTCAACAAATATTGCGAACGTTTGCAATCCATGGTTGAAGAAGACTTCAACAAAGAGTTCAAACTATTCTTACAAAGCAAAGGCGCAAACATAGACTTTAGTATGTTTGATTTGAGGCTAACACCTCCACAAAACTTTGCAGCATACAGACAAGCAGAACTTGATAACAATCGTATTAGTACATTTACAAGTATGGCAGCAGTGCCTTATATTTCAAATAGATTTGCATTACAGAGGTTCTTAGGACTTAGCGAAGAAGAGATTGCAGAGAATGAACGTTTATGGCAAGAAGAAAATGATGAAAACTTAACAGATCTAGTTACAGACGATATGGCAGGAGAAATGCGAGGCGCAGGACTTAGTGGTGCTGACCTTGCAGGCGACTTAGGTGGTATTGAAACTGATCTAGGTGGCGATGCTGGCGGCATTGATGGCGGCACAGGCGAAGGTGTAGATACAAACACAGAAGACGACCTCGGCGACCTCGGCGGCGGTGGAGAAGAAACAGCACAAACTATATAAATAATAATATGATACTAAGAGAACTATATTACTTTAACAAAGAAACAATGGAACCGGAAGAGGATAAAACATACGATCCTGAAAACGATACCGATGTGATTAAAGTTGATGATGAACGTAAAAGTCGTTTGACTCTTAAAGATATCAACAGAGCCCGCAAAGCAAGCGATGCCCATAGAGACCAAAAAGCCAAAGATTTGAATTATATTAGACAAATGTACGGATTAGCAGCACAGGCAGCACTTGGCGGAGTTTAATGGCAAACAGAACAGCGTTTGTACTAGGTAATGGTACTAGTCGCAAAGAAATCAATAATCAAAAATTAAAAAATTATGGTGTAGTATATGGCTGCAATGCTTTGTACAGAGAGTTTGCACCTGATCATTTAGTTTGTGTAGATACAAAAATGATTACCGAAATAAATGATGTACAGTATCAACACAAACATAATGTATGGAGCAATAGAAATAAACTTACAGAACGTACACCTAATGTTAAATTAATGGATCCAAACAAAGGTTGGAGTAGTGGACCTACTGCATTATTACTTGCTAGTCAGCACGGTTATAAGACAATTTATATTTTAGGATTTGATTATGTAGGCATTGGTGAAAATAAAGAATTTGTAAACAACATATATGCAGGTAGTAAAAATTACAAAGGAACCAAAGACAGAGCAACATATTATGGAAACTGGCAAAGACAAACTATGATGTGTATAAATCAGTTTCCAAGGACTAAATACTATCGAATACAAAAGTCAAAGAACGATTACGTTCCAGACCATCTTAAAGATTTATCTAATTTATCGCATATCACAGTAGAAGATTTTGCGAAAAAGTTCCAGTAAACTATAAAATGGGCCGTTTTGACCCCATTTTACACGTATATTTTCAAAAAAGTGTAAATATAATAGACAGCCTTGACAATAAAGGAGAATGACATGACTGATCGCAACAAGTTTGAAGAAATGCTTGAGCGCCTCGTCAACGAAGACAGAGAAGGTGCAGAAGCATTGTTCCACGAAATCGTGGTAGAAAAATCAAGAGATATTTACGAATCACTACTTGAAGATGAAGAAGAAGTAGAAGAAACAACTGATGAAGAAGTTGATGAAGCTACAGATGAAGAAGTAGATGAATCAGAAGAAGACCTAGACGAAGCAACTGATGAAGAAGTAGACGAAGCTGCTGATGAAGATTTAGATGAATCTGATGAAGAAGTTGAAGAAATGTTTGATGTTGCAGAAGGTGACCCAGTAGACGACATGATGGGCGACATTGCAATGGACGGTGGCGACGACATGGATATGGAACCAGAAATGGGTGACGACGACATGGGTATGGGTGACGA